GTGACCGGTAAGGGAGTAGCCCGCGTCCGCCGTACCAACATCTCAGTGACATTGGATGCGGTTAACGTGTCTGGCACTTTAAGCAAGCTGGGCTGCCAAATTCAATGGCAGTTCCCGCTTAACGGCGAATTCGATTCCGCTGATCTTTCGCATCTCATCGCTATTCTTGGCGATTTGGTGTTTACGACCGGCTCGCTCGCCGTTGACCCTACAAAGTTGGCTGCCCTTCTCCAGGGTCAGTCGTAATGACAACGGACGAGTGGAAGAACAGCCACGTCTCCGGAGATCCTCTTTGTAGGTGTTTTTGTGGTCTCTGTTATTATAGTGGGGCGTTCAGTCGGACGTCACCCGAGAAAGGATTACCTGATTATGGCTCCTTCAGACGAGTTATACCTCGAACTGTTACACGGCTTATTGCTGCCGCAGTTCGTAGCAAACGACCCTTCTTTATGTACCTCTGCCGAGTTGGACTTCGAATATTGTTCGAAGCGGTATCGCACAGAGGGGGTTAGGTTCCTCACTGTCCAACTTCCCGCGTTGCGGAAAGCCGTTGACCTGTCGTTCAAAACTGGTCATATTGAGGTTCCGAAAACATTTTCATTGAAGGCGAAGACGGGCCTCCCAAGGTTCTTATTCTCCCACTTTGAGAAGATATATAACCCGGATGGGTCGCTATTGGCCAGACCTTACGTGAATAGGATTACTCACGTTCGTCAGGTTTTAGAAGCGTTTTATAAGTTGGAACTTCCCTACAGCCCTGCTACCGAAGCAGCTACACTGGAAAACTTCGTCTTGAACGAAGCTAGGGTTAGGACCTTTCTTAACGATGAAGAACGCTGGGCTTCACCAAGTGACCTTCGGGTACTTAGTGGAGCTTCTATGCTCTGTCGTTACGTCTTCGACAACTTTGACCCGGCTGAGATAGCCCCAAGGCATGGCCCAGGAGCACTAGCTACTGGTGAGGTGGGCGAGGAAAAATGGGTATTTCACCGCAAGTACTCCGCCCTGCACCAAGAGTTTCCTACCTATACGTACATGTATGGGAACAGGGATATGCTTATGGACCTTTTGGATCATTACCGAGGCTTAGATGCCCGAGAACACGGGGTGTCTAAGATCACTCTGGTCCCGAAGGACTCGAGAGGCCCACGGATAATCACTATGGAGCCATTGGAATATATGTTCCTCCAGCAGGGGTTAGGCCGCAAGATGATGTCCTGGCTCGAAGCCAGTGAATTCACCATGGGACACATCAACTTCACTGACCAAACAGTCAATCAAGATTTGGCCCGGATTTCCTCACTTTCGGGTGAGTGGGCTACCCTTGATTTGAAGGATGCCTCCGACCTCCTGTCCGATGACCTAGTTAAGCTCGTGTTTAGGTTAAAACCAAGACTCTTGCGAAAACTATTGGCCTTACGGACACCTGAGACCGAATTCCCCAACGGTGAGGGGATGCGCCTTAAGAAGTTTGCTGGAATGGGGTCGGCTTTATGCTTCCCTGTAGAAAGCTTCGTCTTTTGGGCTATATGCGTCTCAGCTATAGCAATTGAGCTAGGCATATCGCTCCGTGATGCTACCGAGTTTGTGTATGTTTTTGGGGACGATATCATTGTCCCTACTGAACTTGCACAGACCGTGATCGTAGGTTTAGAGGGAAATGGCCTTCGGGTCAATACCGATAAATCATATGATCGGGGACCTTTCCGTGAATCGTGCGGGTTTGACGCTTTCCTCTCGGTTAACGTCACGCCTACACGGTTTAAGAAACAGTTCCCTGCAGCGGCGAACGTTGGTACTGCTTTAGAGGCTTGGGCCGCTTATGCCAATGCTTTCATGGCAAAGCGATACACTCGCGTCTCTAACTTGATATGGGATGAGTTGGTGAAAGTATTTGGGCCTATCCCTCACGGGGTATCCACATCTGCCTTCCCATCTCGTATTGAGGACGATCCTTCCGTGGCCGAAGAGCTTAATGTGCTCGCAGGCTTCCGGAAGAGAGTTAGCAAGGATTACCAGCGACTAGAATTTAGGGTCCGAACTGTGGTCCCAGTGACCAGCCCTTCTGAGCTAGATGACTGGGCTCGTCTTTCCCGGAATTTGGTTTCCGGGACCGGCGATGAACCATCGATTTTTGTACAGCCTCGTATGACGAAAGTTGTATGGGCTTGGATGCCAGTCTAACTGGTGCACGGGAG